CGGAAAACAGAAGCGATACGGAGTCGTTGACCACGGTACGGCAAAGATTCATGCGCACGCATGGACGCCGTTCGCGAAGCGGGACGTATTCATTGGCCGGTGTGCGCTCTTCGTGAAAAGGATGCTTCAACACGTCATAGATCGTGCCGCGAAGAACCTTTTGCAGGCACTGCAGGCGCGCCGTGCGGTCGGGATAGTCCTTATCCTTGCCCAGCTTGGTTTGCAGTGTCTTGAACATGGTTCCTCAATTTGAAATCGCCCGCGCCGGTTTTCGACGGTTTTGCGCCGCCATGGAGTGGCCTCGTCTTCGTCGATTTCGGCGCCGTTATATCCCCACGATGCGCTTCGGGTCGAGCGAACTATCGGTTCATGTGGCGCATGCTTGTCGTGTGCGTCATGGTTGGTTTCACGATTGGCCAGCGCTTCACGATAAAGTAGCCGTTCGCGTCGTTCGGATGGTCGTGGCCCGACTTCTTGTCCGGCATGCCGTCCTCACCCCATACCTGCTGCTCAAGGGCTTCCGTAGTGACCGGGCATGCATGGGTGTTGATCTTCCAGCGGCGCACGCCATCGGCGTTCAAAATCATCGCGCAATAGGCATTCACACGGTCTTTCACCGCAGGGTTCGAGGAATCGACCTCAATGGTGAAACCTGCTTGGCGCAGGATCGTCAGATCAGATTCACTGGCGTTCTTGCTCGAAGTATTCTGGCCCGAGGCATCCGGGAAAATCCTCACCGGATGGCCTTTCGCCAAAAACTCATCTTTCAATATCCTGGCCATACTCGGCGTGTCGCGCACGTTCATACGCTCGGCCAACGTCACGGGCTTTCCGTCGCGAATGACATTGATGCAGGCGCTCATGTTCATGACGTTGAAGTCCAAGCCGACAAAAAGCGGCTCCTTCTCACGGATGACTTCGTCGGTGTGGTTTAGCACCCGGTCAAACTCGGGATATACACTGCCGCTCGCCAAATTGACAAACTGGCCGCGTAGGTATGCCTGAATAAGCTGCGGCGGATAGGACGCCATCAATGACGAAATGTAGTCGTCTGGCAGGTTCAGTTCGTTGTCGTAGGTGCTGGCCTGCACCAAACCGTATAGGTTTTGCAGAACCGGCCGCTCGCGCAGCGCTTTGACGAACTGCTGGTAGACGAACTTGAAGCCTTCCGGCGTCGTTGTGACGTCGATGCCGTTCTTCAAGCCAGGCACGTTGTATCGCATGCGCGCGATGATCTTGCGCCAGGCCGTCTGCGCCTTTATCAGCGGCATCACGTCGAGCTCGTCAACTAGCGCGTGTCCGATCTTGAAACCGACAATCGTCTCTGGTTTTTCCATCGAGCGGCAAATGACAGTGCCGCGGTAACGCCGCCCCTCGAAGATATCGACCTCGTGATCTGCAACTTTGACTCTGGTGCGCAAACCCATCGTCTCCGCCACCTCCTCCATCGTCGGGTAGAAGATATCGCGGATTTGCGGATAGGTCGGGGCGAAGTAGCCTTGATTCACGCCCGGCCACTGCCAGAAGTGCGCCCCGATCCCAGCACAGCCAACATAGGTCTTACCGCTGCCGAAGCCAGCCACGTAAGCCTTGAACTTATGCGGCAACTGCAGGAATGCAGCCTGCGGAATGTTAAGCGTCGGATTTATCGTGGTCATGCTTGTTGGCGTCGACCACGCCGAAATTGATACTCGTCGGCGAGGGTGCATCGTCCTTCGGCGAATCGATGCGCCGGTTCACATACATGTCGCCTACTTCCTTGGCGGCTTGCTCGATGATCTGGACAGCCAAAGCGATATTCCGCGTGTTCTCAGCTCCTTGCGCCATCCGAGCAAGAGCTCGAAGCCGGAAAGCGCGGCTGGCGATCGGAATTTCTGCGACATTCTCGCGGAATGCCTTTCGCGTGTCGGCGAAGATCACTCGCCACTTCTTACTCAAGTTGCGCCCGGCATAAGTCCCAGGATCGTACATCTGCACTTGCTGTCGAGGAACATCGATCCCGAATTCCTGTTTGACAGCGCCCGCTACTTGCGTCGGCGTGTCAAAACAAGCAAGCGACTGGACGATGTATTGCTTTACCTCATCTTTTAGGGCTGCCATTGGTCAACATCCGTCAAGCGCATGTCAACCTATGCAGCCTTCAAGAGGCAGGTGCCGCAAGCCCTCGCGATATCGACCTTGGCAACTTCCGGCTTTTGATTCGCTGCGGCAACAAGTTTCGCCAGTTGCCCATCCTTGGCCCCCACGCCGTAGCGGCGAACCACGCCGACGAACTCTTCCACGTCATGCGCGCGCATCTCCAATTTGGGGGAGCCAGTGCGCGTGAAGCAGGGCGCGCCGAAGATGTCGCGCATCTGGCCGATGTGGTAGAGCTCGTGCTCGATCAACGCGCAGAATTCGGCATCGCTACATTCGCGGCAAAACGACGCGTCCAGGGTGATCAGGTAGGACGGCATGCGGCCGAACCAATCCTCCATCTGGCGCTCTTGGCGCCCTTTTTGCCAGCCGCCGCAGCGGAAAAGCACTTCCTCGCACTGCCCGATGACTGTGCGGCTGCGCTTGCTGAAGCTGTTGGATGCCCACAAGTAGGCGATGTCAGCATGGAGAAGGTGGTCGTGCTCAGGGTTGTAGAGCGCTTCGCCTTCCGTGAGGAAGTTGTCCTGGACCCACTCGTCCACGCCGATGGCGGGCATGAAGTAGTTGTAGCGGTCGGTCATTTCCGCTGGAGGCATCGGCCTGGCCAGCGCTTTGTCTGCTGTGTTCCTCATGATTTGCTCCATGCGCACCAGGCGCTTGGGCCTTTCTTGGGGTTTAGTCGCTATCGCGCATCGAGCGCGGCATCGTGCGTCAGCATCGCGCCGACTGGTATTACGTTTTCCGCTTGATTTTTATAGAATCCCGCGATTTTTGGCATTTTCACGCCTAAGTGGTATTGAATTTGAAGCAGGAAGCAGCATTCAGGACACATATCTTCATCAAGTGAACCCGCCGGCGCGCGGGTACGAACCGCCCTTCGCCAATCAAGGCTATAGTATCGACGGGCTCACTTCATGGAGATTAAACGAACTTGCCGCCGTAGCTCTTGCGGAAGGTGATCCGAAGACCGAGCAGGCAAAACTCCCGCTCGGCGGCGGTGAACTTGAACTTGGCCAAGCACTTGGCGGCCGCGAAAGTCAGCTTGGCGGAATAGGAACGGCCAGCCGCAGTTGCTTTCCGCTCCCACATCACGCGGAAGAAGCGAAAGACATGCTGCCAATGGTCATACTTCATCACGAGCTTGAATTTCATGGGGTTTCCATTGAATAAAAGGCCCAGTGCCGCGTTGTGGGAACCGGAGAAATCCCATCAGGAGGATAGGAGGAGACACTGGTTGCGGGAGCAGGATTCGAACCTGCGACCTTCGGATTATGAGTCCGACGCGCTACCTCTGCGCTATCCCACGCCTGAAACTGGTTTCTGTTGCGCCGCCTTGTTGGCGGCCTGGGCGAGGTCCCAGCCCATTTGCCGGCGGATTTCCTCCGGGGTGGGCGGAGGCTTGTGTTCCGCCGCGCGCTGGTTCATGTACTCGCGTACCTGCTCCTTGGTCGGCATTGGAACCTCCAACAGGTTGAGGGAACCCGCTAAGCCCGGGGTCAAATCCCTAGCGGCTTCATGCACGGGGGCGGCTGGCGGTTCCTGAAAATGGCGAATCCGACCGCGCAGAGGCTTCAGCAATGCGCTTCAGGTGCTGTCCAACCGGCTGTCGCCCTCAAAGCTGCCGGCCCATGTCGGCAGTTTTCAGGGCACAGAAAAGCAAAAACCCAGCTCAAGACTGGGTTTGGGAAATTTAGGGCGAGCGAAAGCAACTCTGGATTTCTCGGCTCTTAGGTAAGCCGCTGCCCCGCTTGCGCCAAATTATGCGTGCCGTGTGATTCGTAAAGCAACGCAGTAGTGGTACGTTACAACATTTTTTCTTGGTCTGCAAGCATTTTTCAGCTATGCCATTTCATCAGCCAATTTCCGAATCGCCTCGCCGCCGGCGCGAATCGTCATGGTCTGCAACAACTCCACCATATCCTTGATGTAGTTGACGAGAAGCGCGGGCCGGACGGTCGGCCACCAGGCGCACGCCGGCGCACCAGATGCCAAGTAGCCATGCTTGGCGATAGCGGCTGGATGCAAGTCGATCGGGCGCGTGCCGGTGCCAGAACATGCCGGGCATGGGTCATCCGACAGCACATTGGGCAAATTCATCAGCGGCAGGTGGGCGCGGCCGCTGCATGCCGGGCAGACGTCGTTCAACCAATGGTCGAGCGACAGGCGCGCTACCTTCGACGCGCTGACCGTGATCGGCCAGCCGCGCAACGCCGCCTTGATCTTGACGTGCGCGCGCCATTCCTCAGCGAGAGTGTTGTAACTGGATGCGTCACCAGCATATTTGACGCGCAGGAGCAGGTTCGCATAAGGCCAGTTCCCTTCCCCAACCCCTGAGAGAGCTACAGCGGCCAACTTTTCGTGATCGTGGTGAAACTCGTCATCCTTCAAATTGCTGGACACAGTTGCGCGCGCGTAACTCTTTTCAATCCCCATTTTTTCTTCCTTTCTTAAAAACTTCGCATCGCTTCCCGTATTCCCTGCCCTTGCTGCAAAACTGTCCCGCTTTGCCCGGCCTGCTGTAGACGCACGCTCCGCAGTTCTCTTCGCACCGCAACTTCACAAACTTTGCCGGATCACCATACTGGTGTGACGGCAGCGCATTTGAGCGTTCAGGGTTCAGCCGTGCGCCGGCGAGCCGGATTTCAAGCTGTTCAGCCAGGTCGCTCATACGCGCAGCACTCCAGTTCGATCAAACTCCCTTGTAGCAGCTAGGCTTGCCCGGGCAATGTCGACGTTCCTGGCGCTGCGAAGGAACTCCATCGTCTTGCCAACACCCTCGCGCAACACCTTTAGCTCGTCCCCGGTCACGCCGTGGCGGCCGGTACGCTGGGCCCGTTCCTGAATCTCGGCGCAGGCCAGGACCATTTCATGCGCGATCACCAGGATCGGATCACCGTCGGGCGCAATGCGGCGCGTGAGGTCTGCATTGCTCAACAGGTCGTAGACGTGCTGCTCGCAGAAGTGTGGTTGCCCGAGCGCGAGGCTGGCCTGGTATCCTGGCATCTCCATCTTCACCGCATTGCGCATGCCGAGCGGGAGCACAGTCGGTTTCGTGCGGTGCGGCTTGCGCGGCTTCTTGTTCCCGGCCATAGTCAGTCCTTGCCCGGCAAAGTGGCGATGTTCAGCACCGCGGCGGCCAGCCAATAGGCGACCTGCTTCCAGTTGCCCGCGCAGCCCCAGCGC